TCTGATTGAGTTCCGCCGGGTTCAGCGAAGCATTAAACAAGCCAGTAGATAAGGCCATTGTGAATCTCCTAAAGAATTAAAAAGGACTTACGAAGTTAAATACTTAGACCAATCCATTTCATCCGCAGCTCCTTCGCCGTCTTTCTTATTGGCAGCCGGATTCAAAGCATCTGCAAGATCCTTAATATACTGCTGAGCGGCATTAGCGATCTGCTCAGGAGTAGCATCAGGATTCTGAACTTGCATCGCATTGGCGATACTATTCAGTTGTGCTTTTACTACAGGGTGATTATAATTGGGTGTTGAGGATAAAGCTTGCTCAGTAAGATTCCTCTTAACCTGAGAGCCAATCCCTTTCAGATCATGCTGAGAACGAGCACTAACAAACCTATCAGTAAGACTAGTGCTGTGATGGAGTGCGGCTTTGTACGACTGCTGGCCTACTTGATTAATGATCTGTAAGAGTGCTTTATTATCTCCAGACTGAGCAGCAGATAATAATTCAGGAGAAACAGCTTTGGTAAAGTCTAAGCTTCCTGATACATCATTTAGCACTTTAGGATCTAAGGTGAAACTAGGCGGTGCGTCGTCAGCCTTAGTAGCATTATCGAACAATTTAGCGTAGGCGTCAAGAGGATTCACAGGCTCTTGATTCGTTCCAGCCATTTTACCATCCTCTGTTTTTGGTGGAGATGTAGTATCTGGCTTAGCAGCAGGAGCAGCAGGAGCAGCAGGTTCGGTAGTTTTAAAGATATCCATAATACCCATGATAGTTCTCCTTAATTAGAATTAGTAGATGGTTGAGGGGAGGCTGCTTTCTTTCTATCCTTGAGACTCAGAAGAATCTCCAAGACAGCAAGTTGTCCTTGTTGAAAGATAATCTTACGCCGATATAATTCTTCATTATCGGTGATAGAAGGTAGACCAGCTACAATGGTCTGCCCCGCATGATAAGCAATAGTACGAAGATACTTCTCCACAGTAGGATGAGAAAAGATCTCAACTAGCAGCAGTTCATCTTCTTCTTTCATTTCCTGGGATGGAAAGATATTAAGCATTTTTACGCTCCTTACGGTTAGGGATTTTACTACTAGATGCTACTTTACTCCTCTGAGTGGATGGTATCCAACCAGTCTTACGAAGAGAGCCATAGACATAAGCATCTAGAGCTTCTCCTTTAAGTCCTTTAGCTCGCCCCTCAGACAAAAGGCGGCGTTCCAGTTGCTTGGGCATTTGGTGCTCCTTCTACGACAGGCGGTTGTAGGGTCTGAGCAGGTAAGCCAGGGGGCGGTGCTACAGCTCCTGCTTGTTCTTGATTTTCAGGAGCATATTCCTCTAAGCCTCTGACACCTCCTAACTGCATCATATGAGCAAACATAGAAGGTAGAGAAGATCCATAGGCTTGTTGAAGTTGAGGAGAATTCATTATGACATTCAAGCCCTGAATAATCATATCACTAGAAGCCAATTTGGACTTAGGGGTATAGCCATCTGCCACACGGAAAGATAGAACTTCTTTGCGAAGAACATCTAAGTCCACTTCAATAGTCTCTCCTGTCTTCTGAGAAACTACTACAGTCTTCGATCCATATTGGAAGATATTAAGCTTGATGATTTCTTTCAGAGGGACAAAGACTTGATGTTCTAAGGTTAAGGCAGGCATACGCAGTCTAGAGTCAGAAGCTCCCATGACATCCGTATACTCTACTACAGATTTATTACCCTTCTGGAATTGCCCTTGCTGAGGATTATTAAGACCAGAGAGTTGTTTAGAGAAGTCTACTAAAACAGCTGCATCCTGAATAGTAGTCTCAGTACCACGGAGATCAAAAGGGATTTGTTCATAAGCTGAACTCAGTGTCTTATTCTCTAAAGCATTAACGCGCACCGGAATCTTAGCAGCCGGCACAGGCGCATTAATATCTGAAGGATTAATCATGGTTGCATCATATAATGCACGATCAGATACAGCACGTCTAGCAGCAGCAAAACGGATATTGAATAAGGTAGTAGCGGCCTTCTGAATACCAATCTCACTCTCAGCAATAGACTGGGTCTGATATCCAAGACCGTCCTCAATAGGTTGTCCTAACAGAATAGGAAGATTATCATAGGCAGAGATGATACGCTTAGCATGAATTACTACATTACCATTGATAACTACAAACTTCCAGATTTGAGGAGTATTAGGTTGCGGCCCGATGATCTTAAAGTCAGAAGGAATAATACGGGCATATAGAGTAAACTTCTCGTAATTATCTACTCCCATAAGACCCGCACGGCGATCCTTACCTAGGATATACCTATCCCAGTCTACTTGATCCTCAGGTCTACGAGGGGAGATGTATTCTGAGACGGTGGGATGAACATGATAGTTTAGAGTAGCAGCTCCAGCAGCCATACGTCCTTCAGTGGACTTAAGAGCCTCGGTAGCATTATAAGCTTCCTGTGAAATAGCATAGGTATTCAATAAGCGCTTAAGTTTAGTCCTAGATAGAACTTCTATGTAACCTGCATAATCTCCGTGCCTAGAAACATCTCCGGGATTCACCGTTTTATCCCAAACAGCATTATACATATCTATGCGATTAAGCATAGTGAGATACTTAGCATCCCTATTAAGAGATCTTCCATCGTGAGCTTGGAAGTCAGAAATGGTACTAAATTGATTAATAGGCTGCCAATCTGCTTCAATGGCACAGACATTATATTTAACACCGTCACGTAAGAACATGAGGAGCTGTCGCGCATATCCACCCAAGATAGCATGATCATCTATCAATGTCTCTAATTGCTCTGCCCACTTACGTTTCTTAGGAGTAGATACAACAGGAAAAAGGGGATAGCCAGAGAGAAAGATCTCAGAAAGATATGCTACCATAGAATCTACTTGGGAAACTACGATAGGAGCAATGATATTATCCATTCCAAAGACATTACATTGAGTCTGACCTTCATCTTCTGAGCCAGTCTCTATATATCGTGCGTATGCTATATCAATAGCTTCCATCTTAGCATGCATTTCAGCAGAGGCTCTATGGGCAGTTAATACTCCCGCAACGTAACTGATAATAGCTGCTTGAGAATCCTTACTGAGTCGTAATGTCTGAGGTGCCACTTTAGCCATGATATATCCTTAGAAGGGAGTGTTATTATCTTGCACATGAGCATCAGGTATATGCTTCATACCCAATGTACGGAGGTTAGTAATTTGGTGCCAGTATTCATTGCGTACATCTAAGCAGTATGCTTCTGCATCCAATAAGTCATCTTTATTCTTCTTAGCGCCTATCTTATACTTTTGAGCTTGCCAAACGAAATCTGCTCTAGTCTTAGGGGTAAGATGATAATAATTACCTGCATAAAGTTCTTGGATGTATAAACGAATACGAGCTTCCTTCGATCTTCCATGAGGATTCAGAGGAACCACAGCGATACCTGTAATATTAAACTGAGTCATAAAGTGTTGAACCCAGAATAAGAGAGTCTGCTGATAACCCACATCTTCGATACCTATTAAAGAAGCTCCATGGAATAAAGCTAAGCTAAGGGCTTCTTTAATAAGTTCGTCAGGTTTGAGAATACCACGTACTGTGTCTGCAATTAATCCTTTACCATCATAGACATAGTGAACTACAATAGTATTGTCATCTGAGATATCTTTAAAGCCAGCTGGATCAATAGTAATGAATACTCCATCAGGAGTCAAGCCTTCTGCTTCATAAGGACAAGTAGGTAGGGGCTCATTAAGCAGACTAGTAGCTGTAGACTTCGGATCATTCATCATCTCAGCAAACCATAAGTCTGCTTGTCCTAATGCCTCATCATGATAGAAAGACTCCATAAGAGATTCTAATGAATGAAGTTCAGGCCAAAGTGGCTCGCCCGAGTCTAGAATAGAACCAGTTACTAAAGAGAGCCAGCCAGGATTATCTTGAAGCATCTTAAGGATGCATCCATCTGAGTACATATTACCTACATAGATAATCCAGCGATTGCCTCTAGGGGCTAAGACTTTAAATAGGGTGGCTATGAGCCAACGAAGCAGCCTTGCGCGTTCCGTGGGAGATTCATCATTCTCCCTAGTCTGAACGTCATCGCAGAAGATAAGATCGGGACGCTTATGCTTGATGTTTAAGCCCCGGAGAGAAGATCCTGCACCACGCGCTGCCAGAATCACAGGGCGTCTATGATAAGATGCTTTCTTAAGATCTTTAGTATCCGTAGCTAAGAAGGCTTGCCACGGGCCGAAGACTGCTTCTATGTTCGAGGAGCCAAGCATATCATTGATATCGGCTAGGAGTTCTTCTGCTAAAGATTCATTAGCGCAGATGATTAGTACGAATTCTACATAATCATAGACTATAAGCCATGTGATTAGAATCTTAATGAAGGTAGTCTTGGCATGGCCGCGTGGAAGACCTAATGCAAAGCGTACAATAGAACCCACATCTTCCGGCTTGCGATCTACTAGAATCTGCCAAGCTAGAACATAAAAAGCAGGTAGTTTAAAGATAAAGATAGTAGGCATTGCTAAAGAGGCAAAGAAGTTGATATCTCGACGGCCTCGCTCTTTAGCTTCTGTAGGATTAACTCCTATATCTAAGATAGGAGCTTCAGTGGGTGGAGGAAGTAGTGCCTGTGCAGTCATTATTCAGGAGGTTTAAGTTGCCTAGAAGCAAATGTATCCTGAGTAACCCAAGGATGAGTCTCTCCGTAGGTTGATCCTGGGGCTAAAGACTCATATAATCTACGTCCCACTACATTACGTGCCTCTACTTCTCCTGCGATACGACGATATAGAGAATTTAAAAGGTCATTTAAGGATGCTTGATCTTGCTTAGGTAGTTTCTCAGCTTCTTTAGAGAAAGCAGTATGTCCTGCCATTTGAGTAGGATTACCTCCTGGGGTGAATCCTTCTATCCCTTGTACTGCATGCTGTGATTCATGCAGTAAGACATCAAGAGCTTCCTCGGGGCCTTTACCTAATCCTACTGTGATTCTTTTAGTATCTGGCTGGAAAGACCCTCCTGATCCTTTACGAATCATGACTGGATAATTCATTAAGTCAGGATAAGCTTCGTAGAGTTCAGGATGCTTGAGAACCTTCCCTAAAGTGACAGGGATACCCTGTTTTTGTAATTCTATTAAGTCAGCTTGTAATTCAGCAGGCATATCAGAGATCTCTTGCCTGAGCTGTTTATCTAATACTCCACGTGAAGTACCAGTAGCCTTGAAGGTCTTATCTACAGGAGCACCAGATTCCTCCATTTTAAGAAAACTCTGAGCTAGGCCTTTATCGAAGATCTTAGACTTAGGCCCCATGAAAATTCCTCCTAAAAGAGGAAGAGCCTTAGCAGAAGCAGTACCAGGATTGATTAGAGCAGATAGAAGATTTCCAGCCGCTTCTTGTGGAGTATCCTCTTTAGGCTGATTAGCTAATTTACGAATATGCTTAGAACCTCCT